CCCTTCTTCTTTCGATGTGGCCCACATACTGGGCATTGGTGCCTGCCGTCTCCAAGCTGGCGAATGGAATAGTCGAGATCCTCATCCCGTAGTTGCTGGTTCATAGCGTCTCCTTCTTGTGAACCGTTTTCGATTGTGATATTTATAGAACGTTCCACTGTAGAACGTACTATTTAACCGAAGGTTATTGAGAACGTTCTACGATAGAACGTTCTATTGCCCCCCTCAGTTTTGATACAGCATCTCTAGCAGCCTTCGTCCGTCTCACACCAAGGTCTGCCTTCGCTACCGCATAACTAATTTCTACGAAGTCCTCTTTCAATAGTCCCGCTTCTTCCCACAGATCAAACTGATCGATGTTGATCAGCCATCTAAATGCCTGCGCTCTGATCTCCTCATCCTTATCCGCCATGTCCAACAGCGTTTGCTCCAGTACTGACTGGGCTAAGTTACGCATCGATCTGCTCAACCAAGATCTCTGACCGAGGGTTCTCTTTGTCGAGGCCGTGGAAGATGTGCTTCTCTTTGACCTGTCTGTCATTCGTGTAGGCGTGACCCTCAAGACAATCCAAGATCACAGACTCATCTAGGTCTGGTCTTCGCGTCTTGTAATAGATGGTCATGGTCACACGCACGTCTCCATCGAGCAGCGCCTCTAGTGTTGGGCACTGCTTCTCAAACTCAGCGACATAGTCACGAGCCTTCTGACTCTTGATGAATCTTGGCCTCCCACCAAACGTCACAAGCTTCCTGCTGTTAGCCTTGCTTGCAGGTTCGCCGTAGATCGTTGTGTGAAAGGTGTTGTTCTTCATGTCGATAGTCGTTATACTCTCACCCCTGAAGGAGGAAAGCAATGAGTAAAATAACTGATTGGATTTTGGAGCAAGAGGCGAACGGAGAGATCGTCTTTAATGAAAAGGAAAACCTTTATGAGCCTAGAAATAAAGCGCGATGTGAGCATGGATGTACCTTCCCCCGGACAGCGAATGGCAACAATACCATTCGATCAGATGTTTCTGAAGGACGCGGTGGATATTCCCGTTACAGCAGACGAGGTAGTCAGACGTTTGAGCGCCGTAAGAAGCGCCTACAGGCGTTGGCAAGATCGATCTGGGGCAGGAAACGAGAGGGAATTCTACATTGGTAAGCACCAGCAAGGTGATCAATTGAGTATTCGCGTGTACTGCAAGAAGGGGCCAGAGAGAAATGAAAGTTACCAACAATCACAACCTGCCGCCGACCATCGTTTCGGCACTGAGTCGTGATGACTACACCCGTGGTAAAAGCCATCGGTCTGTAACTCAGCTAATCGACTCGCCACAGGTACGCATCCTGAGAGAGCGTCACTGGGACAGTCTTACCGAGGATGTCAGCGAAAAGATGTGGTCTGTGTTGGGCACTGCGGTACACAAAGTGTTCGAGGATCACACCGAGGGCGATGTCATCAGCGAGGAGAGACTGTTCGTTGAGCTAGATGACTGGGTCATCAGTGGTGCCATCGATCTGCAAGATGCGCGAGGCATCGTGGACTACAAATGCACCAGTGTGTGGTCAGTCATCCATGACAAGATCGAGTGGGAACTTCAGCTTAACGCATACGCTTGGCTGATGCGCCACGCCAAGAACGTCAACCCGCAAGAGCTACGCATCGTGGCAGTCATGCGGGATTGGAATCGCAGGCAAGCAGAAAGTGATGCCGGTTATCCACAGGCACCTATCGCTGAGTTGTCCATCACCCGATGGTCAGACAGTGATCAGGATACATACATGGAAGGACGCATTGCTCTGCATCAATTCGCAGAGTTCCGAAGCTTTAGTGATGAGTCATTACCTCCATGCACAGACGCTGAACGCTGGACACGTCCAACAACCTACGCCGCCAAGAAGACAACGAGCAAACGTGCGCTCAAGGTGTTTGATTCGATGGAAGAAGCCGAGTCTTTTCTTGTGCAGCGTGGTCACGGCGACAGCAAGTGGCACTCGGTAGAGGTGCGTCACGGAGCGCATGTGAGGTGTGATCAGAACTGGTGCCGTGTTGCTGAGTTCTGTGATCAGTATAAGGAGAGCGCATGATAGAAATGGATAAGAAGGTGTACGAAAAGATGGTAGCCATCTGGAGCATCACCCGAATCCCTAGTTTGAAGATGAGTCCAACCGCAGGAGAGGTGCATTTCAGTTGGGCGAAAGGACGAATCGATGAGATTCCGTTCAAGGTGTTCGATGAACTGGCACCGATTGAGGTTGTAACGTTAATAGAAAAAAAGATGGAGAAAAACTATGGCATCAACGCCAAGCAATACAGAGCCGACCTTTCAGGATATCTGGCAGACCCTTTCAGCAGTCAACGTTGAGTCTTTCGTAGAGACTAAGATGGGCCTGCGCTACCTGTCATGGGCGCACGGGTGGATGACCCTGATGGATCATTACCCAAACGCAATCATGGACTTTCCTCACAACGAAGTGCATGAAGACGGCAGTGTCACAGTGCATTGCTCAATCGTGATCGGCACGTTGGCTCGACACATGTGGTTGCCAGTCATGAACAACAAGAACCAAGCCATCGTCAGGCCCAACGCACGGGATATCTCGGACGCTAAGATGCGATGCCTAGTGAAGTGCATGGCGTTATTCGGTCTGGGCATGTACGTCTACGCTGGAGAGGATCTGCCTCAAGCAGAGCAGCCTGTTGCTGAAGTCAAAGGCAAGCCAGCAAAGAAGCCTGAACCGAAGAAGACCGAACCCGACGAGGACGGTATCGACTATAGCGAAGAGGCTCATGCCCAAGCGTTCTTAAAGATTTGGAGCGACTGGCTGCCCGAACATTCTGATGTGGCAGGTCTGTACCGTAACAACAAAGGTACGATCACCACTATTCAGAACCATCACCCTGCGATCTACGAAGAGATTAAGCAGGCTTACCAACGGCGCAAGGCTGAGATAGCTGACGCCAAACAAGAAGGAGAAGGCTAATGCCTGATTATTCACTCGCTGAGAAAAGCAAAGGAACCCTCTACAACGAGGGTGCCAAGCGCACGTCCGATAAGTCTCCGCACTTCAGAGGGAAGGTTGTAATCACCCGCGAACAGGCGAAGCATATTGCAGCGCACTTTAAGGGAGACCCAAACCTAGAGTCCGTGGACTTCCGCCTCGCGGCTTGGAAGAACCAAGGGGACAGCGGGGTTTACCTCAGTCTTAACGGGGAAACCATGCCACCTGACGGCGCACACGCAGCACCACCGCCTGCGCCTAAACCAGTAGCACAGGACAACTTCGATGATTTCGAGGATGACATCCCTTTCTAGACTCGTCTCAGGGACACTTCGGGACTGAGGCGTACAAGTTGCACCGAAGGGAATCGCCAACAACCAGTGCTGACGCAGCTAGCGAGATCAACACCACGTTCCTTGAGGAGATGGTGTTCAGTGTGATCGAGAGCCACGGCGGTGCCGGATGTATCAGTGACGATGTGAGGGCAGCCCTATCCGGGCTGTCCTATTCGTCAGTGACGGCACGATACAAGGCGTTAGCAGAGAAGGGGATGATCATATACCCCGGAAGTAAACGTAAAGGAGAGAGCGGCAGAAGCCAACGAGTGATGATTGCTCGGACGATGGTGCCGCATAGTAAAAGGAAGCTATACAGTGGAAAACTTGAAGAAGGAAAAGGCCGCGAAGCGCGGTAAGAAAGTTAGCAGGGAAGTCGTTAATCACTTGGAGTCGATGGTTGGATCAAGCGTGTCTGACTGGGGAATGTCTAGGACAGCAGCGATCAATGAACTGTCCCAGCATGTGGGAGTGTCGTTTAACTCGCTAAAGAAGGTGCTGGAAAATGATCGTCATCGTGTCTTTTCAAAGACGTATGAACGCATCGTTGATTGGTACAAGAGGGATACGGACGTATCGTCGGACATACTAGAGGTGTCGCCTCACGACATAGCAAACAGCCCCACACACTACACCGACAGCGGTATCGAATGTATCGATGCTATGGTCGCAGTGTTTGGCGAGCAGCGCGTCAGGGAGTATGCAGAGATCTCTGCGTTCAAGTACAAGTGGAGGGCTGGCAAGAAGGGCAATGAGGCAGACGCCTTGCTGGATAAGGCCAAGGACATCTGGTACACCCGCTACTCAATGGGCGACGATCCACGGAAATGAAAACGTTAGCCGCCACACTGCTAGTGTTTGTTGCGATGTGCGCTCACGCGCACGTCCATCAGTGGGAGTTTGTAGGTAGTTACACTGGCGCGAGTGGAGACCAGATCTGTGTCTGGTCTTGCACTTTCTCAGGACAGGATCACACGATTCAAACAGTCGGCTGCTGGAATCCTAACGACTAGGTCACCGCAGCCCAGATCCCACATCGAATGCAGGGATTTCTATCTGCTGCCGCATCATTGGCACAACCTCAAGGTATAGGCGCTTGCGTGTCTGCACCTCCCTGATCCTCTCTTGCTTCTCTTCGGGAGAGATATCCATGCGGCGTATCGCCTGCTCTTCCTTTCTGAGACGCGACAAGCCACGCCTGATCTCTGCTTGCTCACGATACATCGGCAGCAGGTACTCTCTACCAGCTATGTACCTCTCAGCCTGCTCTGGTCTGTCAACACGCAGCTTTCTGTACGTCTTGTACACTTCGTCCACATAGCCAGCCATGTCGTAGAACTCTTCGGTTCTCCCTGCGCCAAACTCTCTTGTAAAGAATCGTCGCAGCAATGGGCTGTCGTATATGGGTCGTGCCGGTAGAAGCTTGGTTTTGTCCCCAGTAAGAGTCTCAGATTTTAACGCCAAGTCAGACAGCGCAAGCACATAGCTACCAATCGTCCCGGTGTACCCCCTGATCAGATGATCCATCTTGATTGGGCTGAGATCGAACGGTGCAAACTCTGACGCCAGCTTTGCGACTTCTGAGGTGCTGCTAAGAACCTGAGATTCTCCAGCTAAACCGCTCAAGTATTGAGGGACGATAGATCTGCCGGTGAAGCTATTGTAGTTTGCTACTGTCTCAATCAACGGCGCAACTATCTGTGGCCCCGTCACAGGAACTTCCAATGTGCTAACAACAGCCCTTTGTAGTGACTCACGAGTCTGTCTGCCGGTTGTATCGCCAGTCATCTCGCGCATCATGCGTTCTGGCAGGGTCTTAAACAGCAAGCCAACTTCAAATGGGATCGGATATTTCAATGCTGGAATGCCAAACGGCATTGGGATGATCCAGTTGTTGTCTCGCTCTTCTTCCGTTGCCTCTTGATAGTCCTCTGAATCACTCACCAGCAGGTAGTACATTGCACTAGATGCAGCGAGAATTCCTGCTCTTGCGATGAACGAGCCTACCGCTTTGCGTCTGCTCAACTCTTTGTTCGAGCTTCTGACTCCAGTCGCTGCATTCAACAGAAGATCCAGACCTTGCATCCTTGCATTCAGGAACGGCACCGCCGTAGTCAATAACCGCATCACGGGGTGTGAGCCACGGCGACCAAAGTTCATTACCTCTAATGCTTGGAACTCTGCCTCTGCCCTGTCCCCTGTACGGGCCAGCACATCATCATGAACAGCCTTGCGGGTAGCAAAATCTGACCTAGTTGTTATATCGCCTAGACCATCCCAGATTCCCATCAGAAGTTTTGTAGTAAGACCTCTGTCATCCTTGATCGCTCCCTGCTTTCGCAGTTGCGTAGTCATGAACTTGCCTATGTCAGCAGGATCTTTCGAGAAGTCATACCCGCCGACAACGCCAGACCGTTCAAGCTCTGACATGTCTTTCGCAAAACCACGGAGAGTGTCTACGATTGGAACGAAGTCAGCGCCAGAAGTCTGATACGCCGACAGCGTATCTCGCATCATGTTAGCAGCAACAAACGGCGGTGCCCTTGTGACAGTTTCGCGCAAGATGTTTGCAGGAACACCGAAGATGGTGTTGAGGAAGTCGTAGCCAGCGCCACCCTCCATAGGTTGAAGGGACGTAAAGACTAGCGGATCGTCAATGACAAACTTCCTGTCTTTGCCTTGAACCCTGAAGGTAACAACGTTAAGACCCTTGCCTGACTTGCCCTTTGGCAGTTCGTAAGCGAGGCCGTAACGTACCATATTCCGTACCACTCGCTGCTGGGCCACGTTGTTCATGCCCATGCTGATTGCGGCAGCCATGTTGGTCGTGATCGCATCAAGCAACGGTACGTTGAGCGCGGTATCAGTGCCTGTTA